GGCTCATGCGAGGGCCAGTGTAAATGCTTAGTTGGCTCTTTGGTGACATCTTGTACTACCTTGCACTGCTGTCGTTGGCAGTAGGAATTGGTTTGTATTTAGTAAGTCACCTGGTCAAGTTCCTGCCCATGCTTAAGCCACAGGCTTTTGTCATGCAAATTGGCGGTATTGTGTTAGTTATTTTAGGAGGTTACTATGTCGCAGATCATCATGGTTATCAAAGACGGGTTGCAGAAGATCAAGCAGAAATTGACAGACTTAATGACGAAGCTCGGGCAAAAGAAGCCGAGCTGAACAAGAAGCTCTCGGGCGTAACCACTGCACTTGTAAAGGCGAGAAATGATGTTAAAGATAAACAGTCTAGTATTAACTCTAGGATTGACTCTGGCGAGTTGCGCCTCAGTCCCCAATGTCCCGTTCAAGCCCGTCCAGATGCCACCCCTGCCAGAGGAGATTCAACCAATGACGGCCAATCTGAGCGACAGGCTATTAAAGATATTGCAGCCATCGCAGCAGACGGGGACATCGCTATCACCCAGCTCAACGCCTGCATCGACACCTATAACAAAGTAAGGGAGACAGTCAATGTTAAGCCCTGAGAAGCTCAATCAGCTCGGGATAGGTGCTGAATGGTCAGAGCCATTGACTACAACCTTTGCTACGTTTGGGGTAAACGATGTCAAGAAGCAGGCAGCTTTTATCGGACAGTGCTCTCACGAGTGCAACCATTTCAAAACACTGGAAGAAAACCTCAACTATCGAGCCGAAATCCTTCAAGCAAAATTTGGTCACAAGTTTAAGCCAGGAGAGATTGAACTTTACGCCCACAATCCCGTTAAGATTGCCAACAGAATTTACGCCAATCGAGGCGGTAATAGAGATGAAGCTTCGGGGGATGGGCATCGCTTCCACGGAAGAGGCTGTATCCAGCTCACCTTTCATGATAACTACTGGCACTTTGGACAAGCAGTGGGTCAGGATTTTGTGATGAACCCGCAACTTGTTGCGACCCCTATGTACGCCGCCCTGTCTGCCGGGTGGTTCTGGAAGACCCACGGATGCAACGATTTGGCTGAAGCGGAGAATTGGCTGGGCTTAACAAAACGCATAAATGGCGGTACATTTGGACTGGAAGAACGGATCAAATTAACCCAACATGCACTTGCCGTTTTAGGTGGGTAATGGGACAATAAGCTATGGCTGATCAACCTACCGCACTACTACCCATTATGTTTCGCCCTGGTGTAAACAGGGAGCAAACACAATATGCCTCAGAAACGGTAGGAACCAACTCGCCAGGTTTTACTATTGTCGGGAGCTGGTATAAATCTCAACTGGTCAGATTTAGGCAAGGATTCCCTGAAAAAATAGGGGGCTGGTATCCGTTAAGTTTAAATACTTATCTAGGAGTTTGCCGCTCTTTATTTAACTGGTTTTCTTTAACGGGCATATCATTAATTGGCGTAGGCACCAATCTAAAGTTTTATATTAATGAAGCGGGTAGCTTTTATGATATTACCCCTATTCGTGGAACGCAGACTCTAACAAACCCGTTCACAGCGATTGCTGGCCAATCAACGATTACAGTGAATGCCACGGCTCATGGAGCGGTGACAGGGGATTTTGTAACGTTCTCTGGGGCGACTGGGCTAGGCGGCAATATCACGGCTGCGGTTTTAAACCAGCAATATCAAGTCACAGTGCTAAGTGTAAACGTTTACACCTTCACTGCCACGGCCACGGCAAACGCTTCGGATGCATCAGGCTCTCCTGGCGGAGGGACCGTTACGGCTACCTATCAAATCAATACTGGCCCAGCCATTGAGGTACCTTTATATGGATGGGGGTCAGGCACTTGGGGTTCTGGAGTATGGGGTACCAGCTCTTCTACAACAGTAGGACTAAGACTATGGAGCCAAGCCAACTTCGGGCAGGATTTAATATTTAATCCTCAAGGCGGGGCTATATATTATTGGTCTTACAGCACAACTTTTAGCAGTCCGGGAGTTAACATTAGCACATTATCGGGAGCGTCAGATGTACCGATTATTGCTAATTTTATCTTTGTCTCCGATGCTAGTCGCTTTGTGTTTGCATTTGGCACTAACACATTGGGTGGTTCTACTCTCGATCCTATGTTGGTTCGTTGGTCAGATCAGGAATCTGTGACCATGTGGACACCAGCTGCAACTAATCAGGCAGGAGATATAAGACTATCCAGAGGATCTAAGATCGTAGCCTGTGTTCAAAACAGGCAAGAAATTGTCGTGTTTACGGATACCTCGGTTTATTCTTTCCAATATGTTGGAACTCCTGCGGTCTGGGGTTCTAATATTGTTGGAGACAATATATCGATCATGAGCCAGAACGCAGCTATCCTTGCGGCAGGTACAACCTACTGGATGGGTGTTGACAAGTTTTATAAGTACAACGGTACAGTTTCAACGCTTAGATGTGACTTGAGAGAATACATTTACAGCAATATTAACCAGAACCAGTCGCAACAAATTTTTGCAGGAACGGTGGAAGGCTTCAATGAGATATGGTGGTTCTATTGCTCACAAAATAGTACAACGATAGACAGCTATGTAGTTTATAACTACCAAGATGACATCTGGTACTATGGTTCAATGGGTAGAACGGCTTGGATTGATTCGACTGCTTTGAGATATCCAGTATCGGCTAATTATAATAATACCTTGGTGTATCAGGAATACGGGCTTAATGACAATACCAATGGCGTAGATTTGGCCATGGATAGCTATATTCAATCCTCTGAGTTTGATCTGCAGTTTGGTAATCGGTTTGCGTTTGTTAACAGGATACTTCCTGATGTGACGTTTAGGCAGTCTACTGCAACCAGCCCGCAAGTGACCATGACGCTGATTCCCATGCAGAACTCTGGCTCAGGATATAACTCACCTCAAGCTACAGGGGGCTCGAACATAGCCACAGTAACCAGGACGGCAACAGCGCCTATTGAACAATTCACTGGCCAAGTATTCATCAGGTTAAGAGGTAGACAGTTGATATTCCAAATAGAAGGAAATCAGCTGGGATTACAGTGGCAATTAGGAACTCCAAGAATTGAAGTTAAACCAGATGGAAAGCGAGGAAATACATGACAATACCTGTTATCAATGTATCGCCCAACTTACCTCTTCCTCCTAGGGCATATGATCCAGTTTACTTGGATAACCTCACCAAAGTCCTACGCCTGTATTTTGCAAGCAATGACAACGTTAATCAGGTTGGGATGAATCAAGTATCTACCAATCAAGCTCTTATTTGGCTGGGGTTGTAATGGCCGCTTATCAGAATGTCACTCCAGTTCAAATTGCTCAAGCTGCTTTAACAACCAGCTATGCTACGCTTTATACCGTACCAACCAATATAACAACTCCGACTCGAACATACATGAAACAGATTGATGTATGTAATACAACGGGGTCTGCGGTTACGTTTAATCTACATATTGTTCCCACAGGTGGTACAGCGGGCACGGGAAATGCGCTTTTTTATGTTCAAAACGTAGCGGCAAATAGTACTTTTTCCTATTCTGGGGTACAGGTTTTACCAACCAGTTCATTCTTATCTGCCAAAGCTTCAACAGCAGGTTTAACCATTACGATTAGCGGTGGTGAGGCTGTATGACAGTTACGACTGATCAAATCAAAGCTTGGTTTCAAGCCAATCCCAATGCTTCGGATGCTCAGGTTACTCAGACCATGAAAGCCAATGGCGTGACGGCTCAGCAGTATTCTGATGCCACAGGGATACCCTTGGAAAAAGTTCTGGCTACTGAATATGCGGGTACAAATCTACCTGTTTGGGCCAATAAAGATCAGGCGACTTACCAAGCAATGACCGGGTTAGATCCTGCGTTAATGTCTCAGGCTCCTAGCAGTCTGCCGACCACAACATTACAAGAATCTATCATGATGGGAGATGATAGCTCTACTCCCACAGGTAAATTCCAAACCGTGACCCAGGTCGATACCAGTAAACTACCTGCTGGTGTCACTCCTACCTATGATAGCAACGACAATTTAACAGGGTATACAACACAGATACCGACTCCTGCTGGCTGGGATCCATCTGTTAAATTAGTGGCTAATTATAATACGAGCGGTAATTTAACGGGTTATTCTGGATCGAATCCTATATTCCCCGCTGACTCTTCCGGGAATTTATCTAAAACCAAGTTTGACCCTACATGGTCAGCGACTGGCCAGGCTATGCCACAACAGGATACTTCTACTGGCGGGTGGGCTGGTACAGCTCCTATCATACAAACCCTGTCTATGATTCCTGTTACTGCTCCATTTATGGCGGCAGGAAAGGTTCTTTATTCATTGGCCAATGGGCAAAAGATAAACGCTAGTACCGTACTTAATGCCGGTATAGCAATGGTAGGAGCCATGGGCGGTACTCCAGTTGACCAGGTTTTAAACGAAGACGGAACGGTCACGACAACCTACTCGGATGGAAGCTCTTCTGTAGGAACCCCTACCCAAGGGGTTGCAAATCCAACATTGGCTCAAAATCTTGGTACAGCTAAAACCGCTGTAAACGTTGGCACCGCAATTCAAAGTAAGAACGCTTCTGCGTTGATCAGTGATTTGACTAAGCTTACTGATACGTCATCTGATTATCAGGTGGCTTTAACAGCAGCCAATGCAGCTAAAGCCCTAGCAAGCGGGCAGCCATTAAATGCTGTCACACCATACATTTCAGCAATACTGGGAAGTAATGACCCTAGCGCGGTAAGCATGGCCAAAACCATGTTATCAACCATACAGGGTGATATAACCCCTACCACATCTCAAGCTTCTACGACATCTCAAACTCCGAGCTCAGAACCTACGACGCAGGCAACCAGTACTGCGACTGCCCCTACAACTCCAACAACCCCAACAACTACTCCTGCTGTAAACGTTTACAGCGGAGCTTCCAAAGATCCTTTAGCGGTGCCAACAATACAGAATGCTTTAGCCATACCGACACCAGGATATGACGCATCAGGTAATAGAATAGCTGTTCCAATGACCTCTGGGAATATAGTGCCAGTGGATTTGGGGAAAATATTTGACACAATAAATTCGTCAAATCCAAGCGGAAATACTACAATCAATGCTAGAAGTGGCGGGTCTATCAATGACCTTGTCCAACTATTAAACGCAAGGGGATAATATGGCAATCGTAGCAGATGATACAAGCCCAACTGGATGGATAGATGATACAACCAATGAGCCGGTTGATGGTCCTACTACGCCCGACACAACATATGATCCCACTGGCTCTGTATCTGTTGATGTAAATGGGGTAACTTATACTGAACATCCAGATGGGACTTATACTCAAAATAATGGTACTGGCGACGTTCCATCTTCTGCACAAAAATTTGCTATTGCTCAGTCTGGTGGTGACCCAGAAGCTACTTCGACCATTCCGTCTTCACAAGTAAGTGCAACACCAACTACGTCACGGACAACCCAAACTGTAACGGGAACTAATCCTCAAGTATCGGCTTCTCAGGTTGTAAAAGCTTTGGCAAGTGGCGATCCCAATGCAGGTAAATTGGCATCTGCTTTTCTTGCTCAAAGTGCGGGAAGTATCACAGGACTAGCGGCTCTTTCTACTTTATTTGGCAGTAATACACCTAAGACTGCAGCCTATCAGGGATCTATTCCTACTTTAACGGCGCTGAGAAGCCAGGTTAATTCAGGCGTTCCAGCCGGGCAAGGACAACAGTATTTCACTGATACGACTTATGTAAACCCTTCTGATGCATCTGCAGTGGCTGCAGCTAAGGCCGCGAACTCCGCTCAGTCTGACGCAATAACAGCGGCAGCTCAACAGCTTGCAGCAAAGAACGCCGCTGCTCAACCAGCCGTAGCACCGTTTGCTATGCCATGGGTTAATCAAACCGCATACGGGAATACGCCTGTCACGCAAGGTAATAATGCTGGCCTGCCTGCGGTAGTCAACGCCCAAAGTCCCGCATACAATCAAGTGCCAAGCACAGGGATAGGAACACCTACTCCTGTTGCTAAACCTTCTACGCCAATAGTTCAACCTGCAATTGGTAGCGGTATATCATCTATTCCTGTTCAACCTACAC